CGTCATCAGCAAACAGCGCCAGGACCTCTGGCAGACTGAAAATCAGTTCACAGTTCTGCAGGAGGCCGCTGGTCGTCGTCAGCTTACGGCGCAGGAAATGTCCCTGCTGGCGCATAAGGAAGAAACGCTTGAGTACAAGCGGCAGCTTGCCGACCTGGGCGATAAGGTTGCCAGCCAGCAAAAGCTCAATCAGTTGGCCGATCAGGCTGTGAAGTTTGAGCAGCAGCAAAAAGCCGCCAGAGCGGGTTTGCAGGCTCAGTCTCAGGGGGTATCTACCCGGGGGGCTGGACGACAAGTTACGCTGCAACGTCTCAACGAAAGCTATTCGTACAACCCTCAGGCGCAGCAAAAGGTACTGAAGGAGCAAAGGGCAACGTTTGAGGCTGAAGATGCCCTGCGGACTAACTGGCTGGCTGGTGCGAAACAGGGCTGGGCTGAATATCAGGATTCAGCGACAAACGTCTTCAGTTCTGTACAGCAGATTTCGCAGGCAACGTTCTCCGGCTTGGCTGGACAGCTTACAAGCCTAGTGACAACCGGCAAAGCTAGTTTCAGGGATTTCACCACATCTATTCTCAAAATGATTGTGTCTGTCATTAATCAGCTCATGGTGGCTTATGCCGTTCAGACTGCGATGGGATGGATTAGTGGTGGGAGCAATTCCACAACGGCTGGCCAGTCCTTTGCGGTCCCGTCTTACCGCCCCACTGGATATGGTACTGGTGGCTACACTGGGCATGGCGGCAAGTATGAGCCTGCCGGTGTTGTTCATCGCGGAGAATTCGTTTTCACAAAAGAATCAACAAGTCGTATCGGAGTGGGCAACCTCTACCGTCTTATGCGTGGGTATGCAACGGGTGGGCTCGTTGGGGGAGGGAGCCCGGCGGTATCTCCAATGGGTGGCGTCAGCGTTTATGCACCAGTATCAGTCACAACCGGGCAAACCGGCGACCAGAAGCAGCAACAGAATAGTGGTGCGATCGCTAAGGCCTATCAGAAAGTGATTGATAGTTCAGTGAAGGAAGGGATAGCCCGTGAAATACGACCCGGCGGGATTATCTGGCATGCCCACCAACAGACGAGGGAAGTTTTGGCCATTGAACAATTCAACTGGCGGATTCAAGCCGCCAGTCAACCTACGCTAAGCAGCAAGGATGCTGTCAGAACGGCTCAATTCGGCGATGGATATCAACAGGTTAGCGGTACCGGATTGAATGATGAG